CCGGTCTTCCAGTCGCCCACCCACGCTGTCAAGTTGTCGTCGTCCACAATTAAAATATCCGCTATCCCTCTGACCCACACATCATCTGACTTCCACTGCGTGGGCTTGAGATCAACCGTGAGGGCCATCTCGTACTCAGCAAGCTTGCGCCCGGACTTACTCAGCATGGCGTCGGCTACATCCTTGAACTGCGCGTACTCAGGAGGGATTGGTTTGTTTTCTTTTATGTAGAGTTCCAATGCCTCGTGTACTTGATTGCCGTAGCGCGTGGCCTCTGTCTCTTGGAAGGGGTACTTCTTCAAGACCTTGACCTCGTGGTACCGACGAGCACAGCCCTCGAAGTCTTTGAGGGAGCTGTGTGACCATGCTGGCTTTTTCATTTGAACTTCGCTGTGTTGATTGCTTTGTTAAGGCGATTGGCAAACCGGGTTACGAACTTCTCGTTGTTGTGCAGGCTGCTGCCCATGTCATAGAGGATTGCGTGTGTCAGCTCGTGCCAGAACGTGTCGCTGATCTCGTCGTTGGTGTACGGTGTCTTGGTCACGTTGCTCTTCTTGGCGATCTCAATTGCCCCGGTACCGTAGTACACGTAGCCCATCTGAGCCTTGCGCTCCATCGTCTCAACGATCTCCACCGAGTACCAGCGGTTTCCAACTTTTACTTTCTTAGGTATTTCCATTTGCTTCTCCTGTTTATTTGTTTTGCATGTGGCGCAGAGTCTGAACAAGAAGGCGGGCTTCTGTCACAAGCTCTAGCGATTTCTCTTCTGCCTCTGCAAGCGTTCGGTGCAGACATGCGTCGTGCACTTCTTTAGCCAATCGCTCGACGTGCATCAGCGGCCCTGCGTAATCAATCAAGACATCTTCTTTCATCAGTTCTTTGCCAGTCCGTATCGACGGTGAACACCACCGTCAGCGGCCAGAGGTATCCCCGGCAAGTAACTCGGCTCCAGCGTCATCTGCTGGAGCATCCACTCAAAACCCTCCCGCGCTTCGCTGTCAGGTACAACAGCGATCTGCTCATCATGAACAGTTCCGGCTACGAAGTACCTTTTGGATACTCGCAGCATGCCATCAGTCATCACGATACGCGCAGTGCCTTGCACCACGTTGTTCGTAATCTTCCCTCCGTAGATTGGCGTGGCCTCCGGCCCATACACCCATCTCTTTACCCCCTCCTCATCCTTTTCTTGACGCAGATTAGGATACAAGATGCGCATGCCGTTAGGCAGCACAATCTCTTCTTTTCGGAAGGTGAGACATTTATACCCGATCTCTTCACCCCCCGCAAGAGAGCGAACCAATAGCTCGTCCATCATGCTCCAGAAAGTCTTCACCGGCCATGCTGCAGTGCGGTATTTATCGATGATGGCCTTGGCCGTGATGCAGTGCACAAGAAGTTCGTGCTCGGTGCAAATGTGGGGAATCTCCTTCATGCGCTTGACGTAGTCGTCGTTCTGCAGGAACGCTTGAATAGCCTCGCCCGTGACCCCCAACTGCTTGGCGTCCTGCTTTGTATAGCGCAGCGGTGGTGCCCCGAGGAACCCCACCAGAAGCTGCTGCGCGAAGCTTGCCCACCCCAGCCCGTAGCCTGCCCCCAGCAGTGCACTTTTTGCGCTCTGTCTTTCAACCGGGTGGCTGTCCTTGGTCATGCCGGGGATGCCAAACATCTGCGCCCCAAACTGTGCGTAGGGGTCGCTGCCCGAGCGGAAAATGCTCAACAACTCCTCGTAGTCAGCCAGCCACGCCAGCACACGCGGCTCAATCTGCGAGAGGTCACCCACCGCCAACTGATAGCCCTCGGGGGCCATGATGGCCTTGCGCAGAAACGAGCCGCGCTTTAAGTTCTGCATGTTGATGGCTGATCCACGGCTGGCAGTCCAGCGCCCGGTCGATGCGCCGTAGTAGGACAGGGGAACAGGCAGGGGCCCCCTCCCGGCGATGTCATAGAAGCGTTGTGCCCGAGTGCGCTCGGTGGTGGACTTGACCTTGAGCCTTGCCTCACACAGCGCAGCCACATCTTCGTTGGGTGAGTTCAATAGCGACTGGAACATTGCGTCGGTCTTTGCCAAGGCCAGCGCCTGCTTGCCGGTGACCTTGCTCTTCTTCATGGGGGGCGTGACTCCCAGCAGCTCCAGTGCCTTGGCGAACTGCGCGTTGGATGCCAGCACTTCCTCCTCTAGCCCCAGCTTGGCAAGCAGCCCCTCTCGTGTCTCTTTCTCCTCCTCGATGGCGTCGAGCAGCATGTTCCTATCTAGCTCGAGCACCGGGTGGGTGTACATCTTGAGCGTCATGTCGATGAGACGGAGTTCTTTAGCGGGGTATCCCCGCACTAGCTGCTCGAATATTGCTTCACATAGAAAGACATCGTGTTGGCAGTACGCAGCAAGTTCGGCCTCAACCTTAGAATCCAACTCACTGAGTCCATCTGTTGAGTAAACGGCGTTCCCTTTTTTGGGAAGACCAAAATCGATTGCGAGTTTCGCGAGGGAATTGCCAACCTCCACGCCGCGTAAAGCTCGCGCCATTGACAGGGTGTCGAAGATGAAGGCGGGACGTACGGCGAATCGCCAGCCCATAATTGATACATCGAACTGTGCGTTATGGGCAAGCACTGCGGTTCTTCCCCAGTCAACTCCAGCAAAGAACTCAGGTAGGTCTGATCCGCTAACCCATCTAATTGGGTCGTCGCTTCCATATACATGGACGCAAGCTCCGAAGGCTTTGAATTTCTCATCTCGTATGTACTCCTCGGTTGTCATCTTCGACAGCGTGTAGCTCTTGCTGGCCCATCGCGTCTCAAAGTCAATGGTCAGTATCTGGTCGTATGGTTTACTCATGATGGCTTTCTTTCTCCGCGTTCAAATTTTTCTCGTTCATCCGTGGCGGCATGAATGACCACTCCTACGTCGTTAGTTGTTGGGTTGCACCAGCATTTGTCATGCGGCTCGTGCTCTCGTATGTCATTGCGTGGTACGACATGCATACGCCAATATTTGTCCGGGCGGACTTCCCATCCTTCGCTCAATTGAATTTATCCTTGGGTGGTGCGTCTTCCATGACCGCGTTATCGATGTATGCTGCTGCGGCATCCAACAGGTGTACGGCGTTGATCTCGTTGGTGTTGATTGCCATGATCTTGAACGGGACGTACGGCTCTTTGCCGATCAGCACCATGCCATGCAGATCGTCGTCGATGTAGCACTGGATGATCTCCGAGATGACAATGCGTAGGTGATCCCTTTGCTCCTCGGACATCTTTGTCAGCGCTAGCTCCAGCCCCGCTGTATCGTTTATTTCAAACATGTAAGTTGTTCTTTCAGTTCTTCTAAGTTTGTCTCTCGCACCACGAAGGCAAACCCACCAGCGGCACGGATCGCGTCAAGCTCTCGTTCTTGTAGCGCTGTGGTCTTGCCCTTGCCTGCCTTGCACTCGATGCCAAGGAACTTGCCGTTGTAGCAGCCGATGATGTCGGGGATACCCGAGCGGCCCAGCCCCATACCCGGGGGAGAGAAGTGGTAGATGCCAAGGCTGTCGAGCAGCTTCTTGACTTTGTCTTTAACAAGCTTCTCAGGTGTAGCAGCCACGCTCGACCTCCAACAGTTTCTGCATGTAGTGCTGCGCCTTGCCAGCGTCGTCGCTGCCGTCCTTGCGTCCAGCACGCAGGCTGTACTTGATGATGTTGCCTTTGAGGAATCCGACAAACTCCTCATGCGTGAGCACCGCCTGCATCACATGCCACGGTTGGATGGGCATGTCTTTGTAATGGTTGCCGCTCACCTGCAGGTCGTCAGCGCTGGTTCCGTTTAGTCCGTCTTTCAAGTTCATAGTAGTGCCTCTGGTAAGTTGTTGATTTCACTTGGTTGGTTTCTTTTTTGCTTTCGGTGCAGGTACGCCAGCACCTGCGCGTCGGCTCGTTGGAACGGCCACCACTGGCCGCTTTGGAGCGCGCTTAGCTCCGACTGCTGCGATGGACTCCACCGTGGTGAACCTGTGCGTGTCGGTGCTGTCGCACTCCCGGCGTCGGTAGCTTGTGTTTGTGTAGTCATTGTGGCGCGTCTCCAAAATTACTGTGGGTTTTCCACACACGGGGCACTTCACAGAACCTTCCCGGCTTTGGAATAGACCATGAATTGCTTGACGTTGATGACGCGCTCAAACTTTGAGATGCCGGGTAGGTTGCTGATGTCGATGCCTTCCTCACGTTTCTTCTCGACCACGTTGGTTTGGTTCTGCGATAGCATGGCGTTGGTGCCCTTGAAGTGCGGGTCTTTGGCAAACATGGATGGGCGGGGGACATTGCGCCACACGAACGGACTGTCGGGGTGGCACTTGCATTTAGGTTGAGTCATGATGATGCGTACCCATCCGTAATAAATTTGTTCTTGGCTTCCTCAAGCGCACCAATCACCATCAGGCGGTCG